CTCATCGATGAGGCCATTGACGAGATGCCCGACGACGAGGACGGCAGCGAGTTGGAGGAAGCCTTCGCGTGACTGCCGTCCTGGTGTCCTTGCCAACCGAAACCCGCGCCGGGATCAAGGCAGCGGTGCGCCTGGGCCTGGACAGCCTCAAGGCCGAGCCGCCCCAGCGCCTGAGCGACTGGGCGCGCGACCACTTCAAGCTGGCCGGTGAGTCGAGCCACCAGAAGGGCGACTGGGAGGCGTGGCCCTTCCAGATCGGCTGGATGGACGCGTTCAGCAACGACGACATCGAGCACGTGGACGTGCAGAAGTCCAAGCGGGTTGGCTACACCAAGACGGTCACCGCCTTCATCGCCTACAACATCGCCCACCGACGCCGCAAGCAGGCCGTGTGGCAGCCCACAGACGATGACCGAGACAGCTTCGTCAAGTCTGAGGTGGATCCGGTCATCGACACCGTGCCGTCCGTCAAGGCAGCCCGCCGCAAGGCCAAGGGTGTCGAGGACACCATCAAGCTCAAGAGCTTCCGTGACAGCGTGGCCCACTTCCTGGGCGGTAAGGCGGCACGGGCTTATCGCCGGATCACGGTGGCAGTGGCCATGCTGGACGAGTGGTCTGGCTTCGACTGGATCATCGAGAAGTCATCCGACCCAGGCACCCTGGCCAAGGGTCGGCTGGAGGGGGCACCGTTCCCCAAGTTCGTGGGCGGCTCGACACCGCGCGTCAAGGGCCTGTGCCACGTCGAGCGCAGCCGCCTCAATGCCGATGCTGACATGCGCTACAACATCCGCTGCCCCAGCTGCGACCAGGAGCACCCACTGGAGTGGGGAGGCAAAGACAAGGCCTACGGCTTCAAATGGACCAAGGGCCAGCCGGACACGGTGCGTCACTACTGCCCGCACTGCGGCGAAGGCATCCAGCAGGGAGACTACCTACGCAACTGGGTGGGCGCCTGGGTGTGCACCAAGACAGGCATCCGCTACGGTTCCGACCAGGTGTGGCGCGACACCTCGGGCCAGCCGACCCGCCCTCCCCGCCACGTGGCCTTCCAGGTCTGGACGGCGTACAGCCCGCAGCGTACCTGGTCAGACATCGTTCGCGAGTTCGAGGCCGCGCACGCTTCGCTCAAGGCCGGCGACGTGGGGCCCATGCAGGGCTTCGTCAACGAGACCCTGGGCCAGACTTGGGAGCTCGCCGGCGAGCGCACCGACGAGCATGCCCTGCAGCTCCGCGCCGAGCCCTATGCCCTTGGCGTGGTGCCAGTGGGCGGCCTGGTGCTGACGGCTGGCATCGACGTGCAGCGCAACCGCTGGGAGATTGCCGTGTGGGCCTGGGGGCGTGGTCTGGAGAGCTGGGCTGTGGAGCACCACGTCATCGAGGGCAACCCGGCCAGCGAGGAAGACTGGGAGCAGGTCACCACCTACCTGTAGCGCCGCTACGTGCAGACCTGGCACGGCGGATCGCTGGGCCTGTCGGCCATCAGCATCGACTCATCGGACCAGACGCAGGCCGTCTACAACTGGGTGCGCAATGCCCAGCACCGCCTGCCCGTGCTGCGCGCCATCAAGGGCTCCAGCGAAGAGCACAAGCCGGTGCTGGGCCCCAGCTCCAGCCAGGAGGTGAACTGGCGGGGCGTGAAGTACCCCAACGGCGTGAAGCTGTGGACGGTGGGCGTAGACACGGCCAAGGACTTGCTGCTGGGCCAGCTGGCCATCACCGAGGCCGGTCCAGGCTGCGTGCACTTCAGCCAAAGCCTCCCGCGAGAGTGGTTCGAGCAGCTCACCGCCGAGCAGCGCATCTTGACCAAGGTGGCCGGGCGCGATGCCTACCGCTGGGTCAAGCGCCGACCGCGCAACGAGGTGCTGGACTGCCGCAACTACGCCCTGCACGCAGCCATGAGCCTGGGGCTTCATACCTTCACTGACCGCAAGTGGCAGCAGCTGGAGGCCTCGGTGCAGCCGCCGCCAGACCTGTTCAGCGCGCCAGCCCCAGAGCCCACGCAGCACCCAGTCCAGGCCAACCACCCGCAGCACAGCCACCAGGACGATGACCATGACGACTACGAACCAGAGGACACCGGCGGCTCCAGGATCGCCTTCTGCCGAGACTGGTGAGGCGCAGCAGCCAAGAGTGCGCCGCAAGCGAGACCCGCAGCGGGTGCCGCCTTCACTGAGGCGGTGGGCGCGGTCTGAAACACCCCAGGCACCCGAGGCAACACGATTCAAGCGCGACTGGTAACGATACAAGGATGCACATGGCAAAGCAGAATGAGCCAAAGACACAGAAAGAGATCTTCGGGGCCGCCATCGGCGCAGAGCCGGACTTGGTCGACCGCATCTTTGACTACCTTGCGTCTGAGATTCCGGGCATCGACGCCCTGGCGCTGAAGTTGAAGGAGAAGACCCGGGCCGAGTTCGCAGGTCAGGAGTGCTACATCTCGCGCCGCCCGCTGACAGAGCGCCAGAAGGAGGTGCAGCAGGTGCTGGCCTTGTTCAATGGCCGCAATGCGTCTGAGGTTGGGCGCCGCCTGGGCATCAGTCGCGCCACGGTGTACCGCCTGCTCAAGCAGTCAGGCGGACGGTAGTCGGCGAAACCAGTCTCAGTTTTCCTGGAATTGAGACTGGCACATGTGTAGTGTCGCGAGCAACACCGCGAACACATGAGATACCGCCATGGCTCTGACCCAGACCGACCTTGACAACATCGACACCGCCATTGCCACGGGTGAGCTGGAGGTCGAATTCAACGGGCGCCGTGTCAAGTACCGCAGCATTGCCGAGCTGAAGTCGGCACGTGAGCACGTGGCGAGTGTGATCCAGGCCAATACGGGAGGCGGTCAGCCTCGCCGCAGTAGCTTCCACTTCAACTTCACCACCATCCGGGACTGACATGGCGGCCAACTTCATCGACAAATTCATCGGCGCCATCAACCCCATGGCCGGCTTGCGTCGCTTTGCTGCGCGCGAGATGCTGCAGCGCGCCTATGAGGGCGCGAGCAAGCGCGACGGCTGGCGCCCACGCCGCCCCGGCGCAAGTGCCAACGCAGACCATGCAGCCGATGCGGCGACGCTGCGTGTGCGCGCCCGTGCGTTGGTGCAGAACAGCCCGTACATCGCCCGCGGGATGGGCAGCCTGGTTGCCAATGTGGTGGGCACCGGCATCACTCCGCGCAGCTTGGCGAAGAATGGCGCTGTGGTCGACGGCCTCTGGGCGCAGTTCGTGCGGCAGGCCGATGCTGATGGCCGGCTTGACCTGTACGGGATCCAGGCCGCAGCCTATCGTGCCATGGAGCAAGACGGAGAAGTGTTGATCCGCCTGCGCAATCGCCGCCCCCAAGATGGCCTGGCGGTGCCATTGCAGCTGCAGCTGCTGGAGATTGACTGGCTCGACAGTGGCAAGAGCGGTACGGTGGGCAGCAACACCATCATCAACGGCATCGAGTACGACCCCATCGGCCGCGTTGTCAACTACTGGCTGTTCGATGAGCACCCGGGTGAGATGGTCAGCCTGCGCCGCCGTCGCAGCGGAAGCACCCCGGTGGCGGCCTCCAGCATCATCCACCTTTACAACCCGGAGCGCCCTGGCCAGGGCCGGGGCTTCACCCGTCTGGCGCCGGTCATTGCCCGCGTGCGTGACCTGACGGTGTACGAAGACGCCGAGCTGCAGCGCAAGAACCTGGAGACCCGCCTGAGCGTGCTTGCCACTGGCGACCCGCAAGCCATGGGCCAATTCGGGAACGACGAACCCGGAGCAGCGCCAGGCCAGGCCCGCAAGGACGGGAGCCTGGGTAGCCTCTCGGGCGGGGGCATCAACATGCTTCCGGCAGGATTGAACCTGACCGTGGTGGAACCAAAGGTCGCCCCGGGGTACGTGGAGTACGTCAAGTACCAGCTGCACCTGATCGCGGCCGGCATGGGCATCACCTACGAGATGCTGACGGGCGACGTGAGCGAGGTGAACTTCAGCTCTGGCCGCCTTGGTGCGATGGAGTTCCGTCGCAACGCCGAGCAGATCCAGTGGCTGCTGCTGGTGCCCAAGCTGTGCCAGCCCATCTGGGATGCGTTCATCCGCGCCGCCGAGCTGGTCGGGCACATCAGCGCCGCCCGCGATGCCGCCGTGGACTGGTCTACTCCCAAGTGGGACTACGTCAACCCGGTGCAGGATGTAGCCGCCGATTTGGACGAGATCGCCGGCGGCCTGGGCACCATCAGCGAGAAGCTGCGGCGCCGTGGGTACAACCCGGAGCTGGTCTTTCAGGAGATGAAGTCCGACTATGACCGCCTGCAGAAGGACGGCACATTGGACGTGATGATGATGATGCTGCGCGGCCGGACCATGGAGATGGCGCAGGCCCAGCTTTCACCTGCGGCTGCGGCGGCCAAGAAGTGACGCTGCAAAACTGTCTCAGTTTTCCTGGAATTGAGACAGTTGAGGCACCACGATCAGTGCATGCCTCAAGCCAACACCATCCAAACGCGTCGCGACGAGCTGCCAATTGCCGGGCGCTCCATGGAGCTGCGCAACTTCATCCGCGCAACGGATGACAGTGAGCTGGCACCGCTGGCCACTGCCGAGATCGTCTTCACCACGGGCGCTTCTGTGCGCCGCTACGACTGGTACCGGGAGCGCCCGTACCTGGAAGAGCTGGTGGTGGAAGAGGGTGCAATCCGCCTTGATCGCCTGCAGCGTGGCGCGCCTCTGCTGAACACGCACAGCTCGTGGGATCTGGAGGATCAGCTCGGCGTGGTGGAGGCTCCGGCCATCAGCAATGGCCAAGGCACTTGCCGCGCCACGTTCAGCCGTCGTGAGTCGGTGGCCGGCTACGTCCAGGACGTGGCCGACAAGATCATCCGCAATGTGTCGGTGGGCTATGTCCGCCACCGTCTCGAGATGGTGCCGCCTGCCGAAGAAGGTGGGCTGTGGCGCTACCGCGTCACCGACTGGGAGCCGTATGAGGTCTCCCTTGTGCCGATCCCGGCAGACATGGACAGCCAGATCCGCTCCGCCAGCCCGGCAGACCCGGCAGATGGCGAGCAGCAGCACCAGCTGCGCACCTTCCCCTGCGAATTCGTCGAATACCGCAGCGCGGCTCCTGCCGATGCTGTCAACGCATCGCCCACGGTGGGCGTCACCGCCGATCCATCAACCAGCCAAGGAAACCGAGAAATGCCTCAGGCCCAAGCTACCACCGGCGGCACCACTGTGGCCGCCGCCCCTTCGACCCCTGATGTGAACGATGTGGCGGCTCGCGCTGCCGCTGATGCCGCTACGCGCGCTGCTGAAATCATCGACCTGTGTGCCCGCCACGGCAACCCCGTCGCCGCATCGGACATGATCCGCCAGGGCAAGACCGTTGACGAAGTACGCGCCGCCATCCTGGAGACGCTGGCAACGCGCGACGCAGCAGCAGGCGGTCAGCGCAATGTGCGCGTCGAGACCGTGCGCGACGAGATGCAGACTCGCATGGCCGGCATCGAGCAGGCCATCATGCACCGC